AAATCGGGCTTTCCCCCGATATTCCCGCCGTCGTGCGTCGGCCGAGCAGCGCGCCCGACACGATCTCGAAAGTTACGCGCAACGACGTCGAACTGTTTTTCGACGCCGCGCACGCGTTTCGCACCAATCTCGCCGCGGTGCTGCCTGAGATCGCCACACGCCTTGGCAAGTTCATCCTCGCCGAGCCCTACACCATCATCGATGCGTCCGGTCATCCGGTGCAGACCGTGCCCGACGTGAGCGCGATGACGCCGGCGCAGGCCAAATTGGCTGGCCTCGTGCTCCATCGCTTGCTCCCACCCATCACCGACATGGACATCGAAGGCAAGCCCGGGCTCGGCAAGGGCAACATGATCGACGCGCGGCAGGTGCGCATCACCGTGAACACGGTGAACAACGACGCCGGCGACAGCACCGACCGCCGCCTGCGCGCCGGCGCCGTCAAGGGCGAGCATCCCAACGCCGCGCGGCGCATCGCGCCGATCACCATGAACCTGGGGCAGGTGGTCGATCAGGCCCAGCGTCTGGTCGGCGAGATCGACGGCATTGACCCCGAGACCATTGCTGGTACGTTGCCGTCTCGCGGCGAGACGGCAAACGAACCCGCCGCCGGCGAGACCGACGATGCCACCGACGATCAGCACGATCCGCCGCATCCAGCTGCTCCAGAGTGAGATCGCGGAATTGCGCCGGCAGGGGGTTTTGCTCCGCGGCGCGCTGGCCGAAATCGTGACCATGCCGGACATCGGCAAGGCACGGGCCTATGCGCTCAAGACCCTGACCGATCTGCCGGCGTACCCACCGGCGCCGCGTCGGCCGGCGGCGGCGACCGACGATACGGGCGATGGCGCGACCGATGCCATCGGCGACGGCGATGTCGGGGCCGCCGGCGCCACCGGCGGTGGCATCGGCAGCGTCAAGCCCTGATGCTCGACTTCAATTTCGAGGTCCACCCGACGCAGATGGAGGTCCTCAAGGACCATCATCGCTTCAAGACCCTGGTCTGCGGCCGGCGCTGGGGCAAGGACCACTTGATCTCGATCAACCTGCTGATCGAGTGTTTCTCGAAAATCTCTCCGCGCGGCCAGAAGCTCTATGCGTGGCTCAACCCGGTGTACAACCCGCAGGGCAAGGAGAGCTTCCGCATCTTCCGTCAGTTCGCCGAGTCAGGTAAACTGATAGCAAAAGACGGTGTCATCCGTACACCGCCAATGGAAGTGACGCTGATCAATGGTGATCGCATCACATTCTTCAGTGCAGACCAGCCAGACAACCTTAGATCCGGCCAGTACGATGGCATCATCATCAACGAGGCCGGCTTGATCGGCGCGCTCGCCGAACTCTGGGAAGGCCCCATCGCCGCGATGCTCATCGACCGCGCCGGCTGGGCGTGGCTCAGCGGCACGCCCAAGGGCAAGAACGCGTTCCACAAGATGTACCTGCGCGGCCTGCCGCGGCAGACCCCGGAGGGCGCCACCAACCTGTGGAAGAGCTTCCGCTTCTCGACCTACGACAATCCCTATATCCCGGTCGAGGAACTCGACCGGCTCAAGATCGAACTCCCGGAAGATATGTTCAACCAGGAGTTCATGGCCGAGTTCCTCGACACCGGCGGCATGGTGTTCAAGGGGCTGAGCGCGATGCGCACGCGCTCGCAGGGGCACAAGCTCAAGCCCCAGGCCGCCAACTGCCGGATCGGGATCGACATCGGCCGCCATTCGGACTGGACGGTGCTGCTGGCGCTCGATGAGAACAACGCCGTCGTCGGGTTCGAGCGCTTCAAGGATCTGCCGTGGCACACCATGCTGATGCGCATCAAGAATTTCCTGACGCGCTTCCGCGGCAAGATGATCATGGACATCGCCGGCCCCGGCGAGGTGCTCTACGAGGCGCTCGCCGGCCAGGGCATCCCGATGACCGGGGTCAAGTTCAACAACGAGCGCAAGGCGTTCATGACCCAGAACTTGGCCAGCCTGATCGAGAGCGGGGCGTGCCATGTCCCTCCTCCTATCATTGGCGCCGAAGCCCATCTCGATCTCACCTTCCTGTGGCAGGAGCTTGAGGCGTTCACCTACGATATCCTGCCCACCGGCAAGGTGCGCTATTCAGCGCCGATGGGCATGTACGACGATTGCGTTACGGCTCTTATGTTGGCCGCCAGCGAGATGCCGCCGATGGTGGTGATGGACGATGGCCTGTGGACCCGCGGCCTGGAAGCCCGGCTCAACGACGTGCGCGAGCCCGGCGAGACCACCGAAGCCTACGACGACGACGGGGAGACGCTGACCGATGACCCGCTTGGCTGATCTTGACGACGTGGTTTGCCCGCGCGGCTGCACCCGGCCGCAGCCGGTCGAGATCGACGGCGTACTCTATTGCACGATGTGCCTTGCGCAGGGCCGGCGCACGGTGTGCGAGCCGGCGACGCTAGACGATCACCCGGAGGACGACAGACATGGTTGACAATCAGCACAAGCAGATCAGCGGCTATCGCGACTTGTCCACGCAGGAGATCGCGATCATCAACAAGATCAAGGCGTGCGAGAAGGAAGTGCTTGAGCTTGTCCAGGAAGCGCACAACACGCCGGGCGTCAATGCCCGGTCCGTCGCCATCGCGCGCACCGAGATCCAGACCGGCTTCATGTGGCTGATCCGCGCGATTGCGCGGCCCAACGGCGAATGAGCGAGCGCGCCGCCTGTTGGACCGACGGCGAGGCGACGGCGCGCGCGCCCGGCTTCCGCGACGACGGCCGCGCCTGCATGGCGTGGTCGGCGACCCGGACCATCGCCGCCGTCGAGAAGCTCCACGACTGCACCGGCTGCTCGCGCTTCAAGCGGGCGCAGCATCTCGGTCTGGCGCCACGCACATGACCCGGAACATCAAGCTCGCCGAAGCCGGCACCTTGCGCGAGCGTGTGCGCCAGCAGATCGAAGAGGCCGACAAGCTGCTGGCCGACGCCAGGGAAGCCTTGGCGTGGAGCAAGACGCGGCGCCGCCCACGTAGTGTTATTACTGCCGAAGGCGAAGACAAGCCGATCAAGGCATAGGGAAACGATGGTCACGCGCCGTCTGTTGATCGACATCGAGGTCGCGGTGTCCGACGAACCGATCTCACCCCACGTCAAGGCGCTGCTGCTGGCGCATGTCGCGCGCATCGACGCCGGCCGCGACATCGGCAGCTGCGGCGACGAGATCGTGCCCGGCGTGCCCGGCCGGTTGATCTGGCGCGCATTGGAATGAGCGACTTCAGCGGCTGGAGCTTCGCTCTCGGCGTCGCGGCCGGCGCCGGTCAGCTAATGCTTTTGGACTGGTTCGAGCGGCGGCGATGGCGCAAACATCTCCGCAAGCGCAACGACCAGGGGAGGCGCGGCATGTCGTGACTTGACCGAGCACGCGATTTGCGTCGCGGGCGAAGGTGTCCATGGAACGAGGGCACCTTCGCTTCGACACCCCGCCCCCGGAATGGCCGCCCACCTGGAGGGAAAGCGGCGATCCCGAGGGCGAGATCCGACCGGCCAAGGAGTCCCAGCGATGAGCCCCTGGACAGCGGGGGGTGCGCCAGACAAGCAGCGCATGGCGGGTCGAGGGAAGATCCCGACAAACGGCACGCGGGCGGCCCGGCGAACGGGAGTTTAGCCGTTTCATAGACTTGGTGTACAGTGCCGCCCCGGGGCCGCTACCCGGAGTGCCGTAAATCATGCCGACACGTGTCGTGGATCCGTTCGCCATACCCGCGACCGGCGACCAGTCGGATATGTCCAAGTTCGTGACGCCGACCATTCCCGGCGACGCCGACCTGTCCACGGCGCTGTCCAGGGCGCTGCCGATCCGCCGCGGCTGGGAGACCGTATCGGACACCCTGGGCCCGCACACCGATCCCGCCGATATCCTCGCATTGGGCCGCCAGGAGGTCGCGCAGCAGATGGCCCAGGTCCGCGCGGTGCGCGCCGACGGCCGCGAAATACGCCAAAGCTGGAACCCGCTGACGTCGGACAAGGCGACTATCGATGTCGCCAGCGACGACGTCGGCCAGCCCGATAAGGACGCTCCTGACGCCGATGCGCCGGGGCCAGACGCGAACTTCGGCGACTACATCGCGATCCTGGGCGAGGGGGACATTCCGCGGTCGGCCGAGACCGTGAGCAACATGCTCACGATGAACAAGAACGCCGCCGCCGCCCTCCCCGTGGACATCGAGCAGGACATCGTGGACTACGTCGGCGAGTGCTTCCAGCTGAGCCACGAGATGATCAGCAAGCGCTACGACGCATGGTCCGAGGCCGACCAGACCCACGATCTCTACGTGCCGACCGCGACGGTCGAGCGCATGCAGGCCAGCACCAAGCAGGGCCGACGGAAAAAGCCGCGCATCATCGACGTCATCCGCACGCCGTACTCGCGCGCGATCTGCGATGTCCGCTGCACCTACAACCTCGCGATCTTTGGAGGGATGCCGGCGTTCAAGATCTACCCGGCGCGACGCACCAGTTCGCGGCTCGCGGCGCGGATCATCGAGGCCGAGCTATCCAACAACATGCGCCGGGTCGGCTACGAGCGCCTGCTCTATCAGATCACGCTCGACCAGAACCGCTACGGCATCTCGCCGGTCGCGACCTACTACGGCCACGACGGTAACATTCCCGTGAACGTCGATCCGTGGAACTACTTCCCCGACCCGCGCGTCACTCTGCAGAACCAGCACGAGGCCGACTTCATCGGCCTGCGCTCGACCGCCAGCATCTCGGCGATGTACCGGCGCAAGCTCTACGCCAATCTCGACCGCGTCGAGAGCAATCATCTGGTGACCGGCTGGGATTGCAACCGCCTGCTCGATCAGAGCCAGCGCGGCACCAAGCCCGACACCCTGCGCGACGGCGGCCGGACCAGCATGCCGACGGCGAGCAGCAAGTTCGGCCTGGGGCGCAACCACGTCCTCAACACGCTCTATGCCTTCATCTCGCCGAAGTGGTTCGGCGTCAATGCGCCGTTCGGGCTCTACCGCATCGTTGTCGCCGACGAGAAGACCGTGGTGATGTTCGACAAGTCGCCCTACCCGCACGGCCAGATGCCGATAGCGTCGGGCGCCTGCGACTGGGACGCGCACAAGATCTTCGCGTCGAGCGCCTACGAGCTTGGCGCGCCGCTGCAGCGCTTCCAGGACTGGCTGCTGCGCGCAAGGGTCGAGAATACTCAAAATCTTATCCGCGGCCGGATGATCGCCGATCCGACCAAGGTGATGATCGATGACATCCTCAACCCCAACACCGCGCGCCTGATCCGCGCGCTGCCCGGCGCCGATCTCAAGACGGCTCTCTTGCCCATCGACCAGAAGGACAGCACCCAGAGCTTCTGGCAGGAGATGGATCAGGCGGCCCAGCTTCAGCAACGCCTGCTCGCGGCCAACGACACGGCGCAGGGCGTGCAGACCGATACCCAGCGCTCCGCTACCGAGATCGCGCGGCTGACCTCGCTCGGTCAGCAGCGTCTGGGCACCCAGGCGCGGATGCTCAGCGCGTCGCAGATCCGGCCCATGGTGCTGCAGATGGTGTGGAACCTGCAGTACTTTGGCGTCTACGGGGGGCAGGTCCAGCTGCCCCCCCAGTACGCCAGACTGGAGAACGGCTGGTACGAGTGGAAGCAGAAGGAGATCCTGGGCGAGTTCGATTACCTGCTCAGCGACGGCACGCTCCCGGCGGATCCCCGCGCGAACTCGGAAAACCTGATGCGCGCGATCCGCGTCATCGGCGAGACCAACACCGCCGCCAATTGGAACATGGCCAAGATCTTCAACGAGCTTTTCATCTCGATGGGCTTCAGCGACGTCGAGGAGTGGCAGAACACCCAGAAGGAAGGCCAGCAGCAGAACGCGCAGCAGCAGGCCGGCGCGATGGCGAACAATCCCGGTGTCCAGGCTCAGGTCGCCGCCGCCAATGCCCAGATGGCGCAGCAGAAGACCGAGGTCCAGCCCGACGAGCAGGTCATGCGCGACAAGGAGAAAGGCAACGTTGTTCCTCTCTCTGACGCGATGCGCACCACCGCCGTGCAGCAATCGTCGCCGGCGGCCGAGCAGCCGCTGCACACCCAGCCGACCCAGGCGTCCGGCGTGCGATGACACCCGATCCGGTCGTCAACGTCTACACGCCGCAGTCGTTTCTCGACGCCGAGTATAAGCGCATCGCCGGCAGCTGGTTCTGGAAAACCTATATACGCCATCTTGAGAACCAGATGACCAAGCACGTCGAGCTTGCCCTGGCCGGCGCCAGCGGCCCGGCCGACAACATCCGTGTCGCCGCCGCGATGGCGAGCGCATTTCGCACGGCATTGACGCTGCCCGATCTCATTCGTTCCGGGCAGGTGATTTTCGAGGGACAGGTAATCGGCGCCCCGCCCAGGCTCGGGCGCCCGCAGGAGGACAACGATGCCACCGATGACCAAGCCGGTTGACGAACGCACCGCGACCAGCATCCGGGTGCCCGGGTCGGGCGCCGGCACGACCAACACCAACCAGAAGCCGGCCGACGTCCCCAATCCGCAGGACCAGCGCTCGGCGGCGAACGACAGCCCGCAGGCGACGCCGGCGGCGAAGACCTCGATCCGGCCCGAGAAGACCCAGGGCACGATTGCGCCCGACTTCGATTTCGAGATCCGCCAGGGCACGCCGCGCTCGGCGTCGGCCGAGGCGATGTCCACGGACAACCCGCCGCAGGAAACCTCGCAGGGTCCGGCGCCGGGCACGCAGGCCGGCGCGCGGCCCAACGATGCGCCGAGCACGATGCGCATCAAGTTCCGCGGCGAAGAGCGCGAGTACCCGGTGGACACGATCCGTCAGTTGGCCCAGCAGGGTCTGGCGGTCGGGGAAAATTCTCCGGTGCTCGGCGTGATCAACGAGATCAAGCGCCAGACCGGGATCACCGATCCGCGCAAGCTCGCCGAACTGGTGATGTCCGCTGTCCAGAAGATTGTCCAGGCCAATGGACAGAACGGCGGCGGTCCCGCGAACGGTGGCGGCGCTGCGCCGACCAATCCGCTGCAGGCCATGGCCGGCGGTGCGCCCGCGGCGGCAGCAGCGGCGACGGCCGCAGCCCAAGCCGCGAGTGCGCCCTTCAGCATGCCGCCGCCCAACGACAATGCCGAGAGCGACCTGCAGCAGATGGAGCAGATGAACGGGCTGCAGTTCCCCGATGGCGCGCGCAATGCCCTGATGAACATGTTCAAGCACGGCAACGCGCTGGAGACCATGGTCAAGAATTTCGGTCCGATGGTCCAGACCATGCAGCGCTTCCAGCAGGACCTGCAGCAGCGCTCGCAGCAGGCGCTGCAGAGCGCGATCAACGCCGAGGCCGCGCGCGTCGCGACCGAACTCGGGATCGATACGCCCGAGGAGGTCGCCGGCTTCGCATCGTTCGTCAAGGAGACCGACGCCGAGTTTCCCGGCTTCAAGAACCGCGTGTTGCAGGATCCCAAGGCGATGGGCGGTGCCATTCGTAAGTACTACGAGATCGCGGCTGGACGCCGCGCCATCGCCGAGCGCAAGGAGACCACGCAGCGCGTGTCGAGTGATCTCGCGCGCGCCGGCGGCGAGATGGCATCACCACGTCCCGGTGGCGGTGCGATCCCCGGCTCGGCCGGCGCCGGCGGTCCCGGCAGCGGCAACGGTGCGCTCCCCGAGGAGGACTTCAACCGAACCCTGATGGACAAGATGATGTGACCGGGCGTAGTGTGCCGCGCTGTAAGCGACGTTCGGTCTGTGCTTATCCGACCTGACACCCGCTCGCGAACGGCGTAGTCCGATATCCGAGCAGGCTGGCCTAGCGACGAAGCACCGGGACCAGAGCAAGCGGTAACGCAACCTCTGACCATGGTGATGTCATGCCAGCAGTGCTTGGTATGCGCGGCACCGGCGGTTTTCCCGCCGACCATCGCGCCGAGAATTGGCGGGAAAAGTGGCTGATGCTGGAGCCCAACGGCTCGGCCCCTTTGACCGCGATCCTGTCGATGCTCGGAAGCGAGAGCACCGACGACCCGGAATATCACAACTTCCGCAAGGATCTCCCCGACTTCCGCTTCACCCACTCCGGGACCGCGCTCGCCGGTGACGTGACCCTGACCGCCACGGCGGCGGCGGATCTCACCTTCATCCGCATCGGCGCGATGATCCGCAACTGGCGCACCGGCGAGGTGGCGAAAGTCACCGCCAAGCCGTCGGGCACCACGCTCACCGTCACGCGCGGTGTGGGCAACTCCGGGACCGGTGTCGCGGTCAACGCTTCCGACGTGTGGTTCCTGGTCGGCAATGCCAACGCCGAAGGCGCCGACACTCCGGTCGCGATCTCGTGGGACGCCGCGAGCACCGAGAACTTCTGCCAGATCTTCCGCACGCCGGTGAACATCACGCGCACCGCGATGAAGACCAACTTCCGCACCGGCGACCAGTACGTCGAGAAGACGCGCGACGCGCTCAAGCAGCACATGATGGAGACCGAGCGCGCCTTCATCTGGGGCAAGAAGGACATCATCACCGGCGCCAACGGTCAGCCCGAGCGCTACACCGGCGGCATCGTCTCGTTCCTCACGAGCCACGTGCTCGACATCTCCGTCGCCACCACGCCGGGGCTGCTGGACGAGGTCACGTTCGACACCTTCCTGGCGCAGCACGTGTTCGCGTTCGGCTCGTCACAGAAGCTCGCACTCTGTGGTTGGCAGTGCGCCGACATGCTCCAGCGCATCGCCAAGGACCGGTGGACGATCAATGCGGTCAGCGGCAACATGACCTACGGCATGTCGATGACGTCGTACATGACGTTCGCCGGCGAGCTTATGGTCAAGACCCATCCGCAGTTCCGCCAGATCCCCGGCGCCGAGCAGATGATGCTGATCCTCGACACCGGCGATCTCAAGTATCGCTACATCGATGATCTCGTGCTGCTCAAGGATCGCCAGTCGCCCGGCATCGACGGCGTGACCGACGAGTACCTCGCCGAGTGCGGCCTGGAGATGCTCCAGGAGAAGACCCACTCGCTGATCACGGGGTGGAACAAGATCACCGGCCCGTAAGCGCCGCAGCCAGGATTGCTGGCGCATCAACCTGGGGCGGCGGGAGGAGCACTCCCGCCGCCCCAATTCACATCGAGGAGTGCCAATGCCAGCGAAGCAGACGACCAGGAACAGCGAGTTGGTGGTCGGCGAGCCGCCGATCCCCGATGCCGAGCCGCCCGTCACGGAGGAGCAGGCGGTCCAGGCCGCCGCCGACCAGATGGATGCACCGCCCGCAGCGCTGTTCGCGGCGCCCGACGAGCCGCCGGTCGAAGTTCCCAGTTCGGCCGTGCCGGTGCCGGGCTCGGTCACCCTGGTCGATGGCGTGTGGACCCTGCACGGCGAGGCCGGCCTGACGCAGCAGTATGTCGGCGCGATGGTCGATTTCGTGTCCAAGGATCCCGGCCTGACTATCGAGCTTGGCGACGTCACCGTGCGCTTCAATCTCGGGCGCGTGTCGGTCCCGGAGGTGGTGGCCAACCGGCTCAAGCGGCATTTCCTCTACACCACCGGCAAGTTCTATGCCGCCGACGAGGTCGCGATCATCGGCAACGACATCGTGTCGTATCGTGACCACGCGACGTTCTCGGCCAACGTCGCGCGCATGAAGTCCGGCGAGGTCGTGATGTACGCGACCAAGGCGGACCCCAGTCTCGTGATGCTGTTCGGCGATTTCGAAGTGCGCTTCCAGGACGGCTACGCCGCGGTGCCGCCCGACAAGGTCGAGCGCTTCGAGCAGCACATGTTCGTGCGCGACATGCGCGTCACCCGGCTGCAGGCCGTGTGATGGTCGCCGCCCTCAACAACCGGCCGTTCCCGTTCAACGCCGAGACCACGACGGTCTCGGGCGAGTTCTCCAGGCTCGACAAGCTGATCGAGGACGCGGTCAACGAGGCCGGCGAGAAGAACGCCGCGGTGCTGATCGCCAAGTACAGCAACCCGCTGGTCAACGCGGCGAACAAGACGGTGGACGACGTCAATCGCCATCCCTACTTCCTGCAGCTGCTCGAGTTCCAGTTCCCTGACGGGCTCGCCAGCGTCGTCGCCGACGACACCGAGATCACCATCCTGTCCGGCTTCACCGGCATGGGGCCCTACACGCCCGTGCGTCTGCGCGGCGTCGGTTATGGGCTTCCGCCGGGAGACATCTTCACCTTCACCCTGGCCAGCTGGGTCAACGGCCAGTCCAAGCTGCGTATCGCCGACGCGCCGCACACCACCAATCCGAACTGCGTGATCCGGCCGCTCTACCGTGGCCGGATCTCGCGCTACATCGCGACCGACGAGTTCCGCGAGATCGGCGACCGGGTGATGATCGAGGGCATCAAGTATTTCTGGGCGCTCGACCGCGACATGACGACCCGGCCGCAGAACGTCAACAAGCAGCGCGCGCAGTACTACACCGAACTCAACACGTGGCTCGGCCAGCTGCGCAACGTCATGGGCATCCTGGAGATCGACCACGATCAGCGCGGGGCGGACTACTGATGCCCGAGAAGCTCTATCCCTACGCGCGCTTCGTCGGGCTCGACGCCATCGCCGACCGGCGCCAGATGGGTGAGCGCTTCCTGGAGATCTGCGAGCACGCCTTCGTGGACCTGCGCGGCCAGATCAACAAGTTGCCGGGGCACAAGATCAAGAGCGGGATAACGGCCGGCACCAACGTCGCGTACTGCGAGCACTACGGCAAGGACGTCGTGCTCTACGGCCAGAAGGGCGGCACCGGCGGTGTTTCGCTTGTGCTGCTCCAATATCCGACGCTCGCGGCCGTGGACACTACGTGGAGCTTCGGGTCGGCCATCGACTGGTGCCAGTATCTCGGCAAGGAATACGTGTTCGTGGACACCGGCATTCCGCACTCATGGAACGGCAGTGCGTGGAACGTGGAGAGCACGATATTTCCGGTGGCCATTCGCGGCGGCTGCGCCGCCAACGTGCTCGCGCGCTTGTGCGTGTCTGGCTACGGCCCGGACTACACCGAGATCGCCGTGTCCAAGGCCGGCGCCGCCGACTTCACCGTGGGCACCGGCGCCGGCGATGGGGCGCGCTTCGATATCCGCGACGACCTTACCGGCAAGGATCGCGTGCGCGGGCTCGGCACGTTCGAGGGCAATAAGCTCGCGATCTTCTGCGGCAACGAGACGCTGTTGTACGTCGCCGATCCCGACATCAACAACTGGGCCCTGCTCCGGGATTTCCGTGTGCCGATTGGCACCATCGGCAAGCGCACGATCAAGCGCGTCGGCAACGATCTGTTTTTCGCGTCGCGCTTCGGCGTGCACTCTTTACGCCGTTCGGTGAACGGCATCACCCTGGAGGCGATTACCTTCTCGCGCGTGGTGCAGGACCTTTACTTCCAGTGCATCAAGCGCATGCCGACCACGATAGGCGTATGGGAGCCGCGCGCGGTGTGGGATCCCAACAAGGGTCACTACCACCTGATGATGCCGCAGACCGGCGGTCCCGGGCCGGACGGGATCTACTGGGCACGCTTCACCTTCACCATCGAGCCGGCCGGACGCCAGCCCCATCTGTCGTGGGGCTTCACGCCGTCGTCGGGCTGGGCCGACGGCACGTATTTCGACGGCGACATGTCGCTCGCGGTGCCGACGGTCGGCCTGTGCGACGACGACATGCGCTACGAGACCGACACGTCGAAGATGCGCGCGCGCTCGGCGGTGCTCTACCAGGGCTCACCGCAGCGCGAGAAGAACTACAAGCGTCTCATGGTGCGCGCGTCGGGCGACGCCAAGTTTCGCATCCGGGCGTACAACCAGGATCTCGACCTGCTCGATGACGATCTGCTGGCGAGCTACCCGGTGCTCGACCCCGACACGCGCCTGACGCCGGAACGGCCGCTCGATCTGCCGTTCGAGCATCGCGCCTACGGCGTGCAGATCGAGTTCGAGAGCGAGGACAAGGGCGATCTCCGCATCATGGACTTCGCCATCGTGGCGGAATGAGAGGACGCGATGGGATGGTTCAGCCAAGTCACCGACTTCCTGTCCAGCCCGGCGTTCCGTATCGGCGCGGGCGTCGCCGGGCTCGCGAGCGGCGCCGGCGCGTTCAGCGACATGGGCGGCTGGGGGACGGCGCTGCAGGGCCTGTCGGGCGCGGCCAATCTCGCCTCCGGTGCGGCGAGCACGTTCGGTCCCAATCGCTCGGCGTTCGACCGGGCGACCGGCGCGCTCCAGCTGGGGCTCGGCGGCTACAACGTCGGTCAGAGCGCCGGCGCCGTCGGTACGTTCGGTGACGTGTGGAACCAGCTGAGCGGTAATGGCTCGCGCTCGGGCGCGGTGCCGGGTCTGACCGACAGCGGCAGCGGTGCGATCTCGGGCTATCCCGGCTACGACGAGAGCGTCACGCGCACGCCGCTCGCGCCGTTTTCCGACGATCTCAACCGGCAGGTCAACGCGGACTATCCCCGGACCCCGGTCCCGAGCCAGTACAACGTCATTCGACCCGACGGGAGCATCGGCGCGCCGCCGACGATTGCCCAGCCGACGTTGTCGCCGTCGTTCCGCAGTGGCGAGACGATCACCAGTTCGATTGGCGATGTCGCGTCGGATACGTCCGACCTGGGTTGGGGACAGCGCGCCCAGATCACACCGGCCGATGTCCCGGGACTATTCGATACTCCGGGACTAGACGCGCCACGCGCACCCGCGCCGACGCCAGCACCGGCACCCGCGCCGGCACCACCGGCGGGTTCGCTCGATGCGACGCCGAGCACGGCGCCATCGTTTGCACCGCCCGGCGGGGCCCCGACACCGACGCCGGCAACACCGCCGCCGACGACGCCGGCGGCACCGACCGTCGATCCACGCTGGGGTCGCGGTGTCGGCGCCAGCACGATCCAGCCTGTGAACCCGAAAGTTCTCAATCCGCCCGATTGGCTCGACCGCACCTGGACCGGTCTGCTGCGCACCGCCGAGCAGAACCCGGTCGGCGCCGCGATGCAGGCGCTGCAGGTTGGCTCGATGCTCACCGGCCTGTTCGCGCAGTCGCGCGCCGACATTGCGCGCGAGGCGATGGCGGGCATGGACCCGAACTCGCCCAACGGCGCCGAGTTTCGCCGGCTGTTCGAGGAGCGCGCGCGCAAGGAGATCGAGACCCAGGCGGCCACGACGCGGTCCAGTCTGGAGGCCAAGTTCGCCGCGCGGGGTATGCTGCGCAGCACGGTGTTCACCAACGCGGTGCAGAGCTTGGAAGACGCACGCATCAAGCTGCTCGCCGATCTGCCGCTGACCTCGCTCAACGCCTGGAACGCCACCCCGCAGGGGTCCGGGCGCGCGCTGAGCGCCGGCGCGAGTTTCGCCCAGGCGACGGCGTCGCCGATGGATTTCTCCAACATGACGCGCGTCCTGGGCCAGTCGCCGTTTACTCAGCAGTTGGCGGCCAACGCGCAGCAGCCGGCACGGTAGGCCATGCCATCGTTCTCCGACATCGCACAGCGCCTGGGCGAGATGGCCACCGGGTTCACCGTCGGCACGATGGAACGCGAGCAGGCCGACCGTGCCGAGGCGCGCCAGCTGACCGATACGGCGATCTCGCGCGGCGCGCAGGGTATCGACTACGCCACGTTCTTCCAGCCCGAACAGTTTCGCCCAGCGACGGCGCCGGTGCTGCAGCAGCTACAGCAGCAGTCCGGCGGGCTGACGCCGGACACACCGGCCAACGTGCCGATGCTGCAGCGGCCGTTCTCCGAGAACCTCATTCGCACCCAGACGCGCGAGCAGGAGCAGCGCACGTGGCAGGAGAACGTGGAAGAGCGCCGCGCGCAGCGTTCCGAGGCGGCTCAGGAGCGCAACCTGGACTCACTGGAATACCGCCAGGAGCGTCGCGCGGAAGAGGCGCGCGCTCGCGCGCGAGCGCCGCAACGGCGCAGCGAACTGAGCAGCGCCGACTGGCACGACCTCAACAACCAGATCAACCAGACGGTCAACGCCGGTCTGCAAGCGCTCGACCCGGAGTACATGACGGCGACGCCGCGCGGGCTCGCGATCACGCCGCGCTTCCAGGGGGTGCAAAGCGCCATCGTGCACGCGGTGCGCCAGCGTCTGCCCGATCATCTGCCGAGCGATCAGGCGTCGCGCGGCATGCTGATCGAGCAGATCTACAACGACGTCGCACATGGCATCACGCGCACCGAGGCGGGTGGTCACTGGTACACGGGTGGCTACTCGCCGAGCAGCATGATCTACAACGAGCAGAACGCGGTGCCGCGGCGCAACTATGGCCCTGCGCCGGCGGCCACGCCGGCGGCCGGCACTGCGCCACCACCCAATCCCGGGCACGCCGCGCGCATGCAGCGCACCTTGGAGCAGTATGGTCCGCTAATCGGTCCGGCGGCGCGCGAGTTCAACGTGCCGCCGACCCTGCTCGCGGCGGTGATCGGCCCGGCCGAAGGCGGCAGTCCCAACGCGGTCAGCGCACCGTCGGCGCGCGGTCAGCGCGCCTACGGCATGATGCAGATCGAGCCCGAGACCTACCAGGAGATCGCGCGGCGGATCGGCGCGCCGGCCAACGGCATCTTCGACCCGGCGACCAATATCCGCGTCGGCGCGGCGTATCTCTCCGACTTGGTGCAGCGCTATCGCGGCAACTACACGCTGGCGCTCGCGGCCTACAACTGGGGCCCGCGTCACGTTGACCGCATCCTGACGCAGGTCTCGGCCGGCGCGCCGCGCACCGATCTTCTCCAGCGCATGCCGCCGAGCACGCAAGCCTATCTCGCGCGCGTCGGTGACGCGCTGGGCGGCTGGGACGCCAGCGGCGCGTCGTTCGTCGGCCTGACGGGACAGGCGCCGCCGAATGCGCCGCCGGGCGCCGCTGCGCGCACCGTCGTGCAGACCACGCCGACGGCGGAACACATGGCCACGATGCAGACCCTGCTCACCCGGTTCGAGCAGACCGCGCGTCTGAGTGTCCAGTCGATGACCGTGTACAGTCGGCGCCAGCAGGCCAAGGAGGCCGCCATCGCCCAGGCCCAGATCCATCTGCGCGATAACTACCCGCAATTCGCCGATTGGGCAATCGACCAGCTGCGCACGCGCCTGCGCGACGTTCACTAGGTCAGGACCATGCCGCTCCTGAACGATCCGTTCGAGCCCGAAGACACCGTACCCGGCATGCGCACGGAGGCGCCGGCGTCCGATGCGCCCCTGCCGCAGACCCAGGTGGCGGAAGTCCCGACTGACCTTCAGCCGGCGCGCGCACCTGTCCAGCCTGTCCAGCAGCCTGGACAAATCGGCCCCGATGGACAGCCGCTCCCTCCGGGGACAGTGTGGGGTCGCGCGCCGGGCATGGCTCCGGGAGGTCCTTATACGCGGCCGGTTACCGAAGGTCCGGTGCCGGCATGGCTGGGCCAGGGTCAGGCATGGCAGGTCCTGGGCTTCCGCCGCGAGCGCGTGCCGGGGTCCGAGTACCAGCCGCCGCCGCGCCGCGGCTATACCACGCCCGGCTATACGCCACCGCGCGAACAGCCTGCCAGCCCTGAGTCGCCGGCGATCCCCAACGGCCTCGACAACCTGCCGGTGCCGGACCCGGAACGGGTGGCGCGCGACTACGAGCAGGCGCTAAGCCCGCGCGTC